ATGGGTGATGTCTCTGGTTATTGCTAGTATGTCACATATTTGGATGAAGTAGTCTACAAAACGTAGTTTAAGGATGATGCGAGTTTCATCAGCGAGCCTTTGCGTGTATTCTTCTGTGCCTGGGCATTGCCTAATAAATCTATCGTACAGCCTAGTTATATCGTTTAGTTCCTTGTCTTTTTTCATGCCTATTTTTTGTTTGCCTGTTATTGCCTTGAGCAATATTAATTATCAAACTTTGAAATTATAGTGGGGTTTTTTGGTGTTGTCTTAATTTGCTTTTTGGCACCTTAAGGTCACGTTGATCACAAGCAGGCTTGATAACACAGTCGTCACAACCGGGAGAACTTGATCTGCAAACTAATTTGGCATGGGTTATCAACCACATATGTGCACCGTATTTGTATTTGTCTGGTGTTGTGTTGTTTACTGTAATGCTGGCTTTTGCTTCATTTAAATTATCCGCCCAACCTAATCTCCACAGCAATCTAAAAACATGAGTGTCTACTGCAATATGAGGTTGTCCCCAAACAAATCTCATAACAATATCAGAACTTTTCCTACCCACACCCGGTAGTGTCATTAATTCTTTTTGTGTTTGTGGCACTCGTCCATTAAATTTTTCTAAAAGCATTTTGCTTGTAGCAAGTATATTTTTTGATTTAGCATTGTGTAATCCTGCAGGTCGTATTGCTTCAATCACTTCTTCTCTGGTAAGTTTTATCATATCTTCAGGACTGTCTGCTAGAGTAAAAAGTTGTCTACAGGCCATAGCAGTTCTTTTGTCTTGGCTTTGTGCTGAAAGCATAACTCCAATTAGACTGGTGTATGCTTTTGAATATATTTTTGCTTTAGGTTTACGATTAGAATATTGAGGATATGTTTTGCTTAATTTTTCGTAAATGAAGTCGATATCATTACTGTTCTTCATCTGAGTGTAGTTCATTTAGTAGTTGTCTCAGTTTACCACCTTCTACAGTTGCTTTTACTTTTCCAATATTATCTCCTTTTGTTGGATCAGGTATTGCGTTCTTATCAGGTGACACTTTGCTTTTTTGTTTTAGTGAATCGTAGATAGTAGATGATTGTTTTTTAAATTGTTGATATTCTTGATCCTCTGCTAAATCTCTTATTCTTAAAGTATCAATATCAAACTCCAAATCAATTTTTTGTCCAACACCGCTTGAACTTCTTGTTTTCATAAACTGTATTTGATATCTACCACGTTCTTTCATTGCTCTTGATGTGAATATACCAAACACGTTATCTGCTGTTTGCACTTTGGACAATCCACCTGCTATGTGCGAATGATCAAATTCAATTTCTTCAACACTGGCCCTGTTTAACTGTGATGCTGTACACATCAACAAGTTTTTTTCTGTTGCTAAATTCCTAAGTTCTTCAGATACATATTTGTCTTTTATAAACAAATCCGCTGGACTTATTCTTTTTGACTTTGGCATCATGAGATCCAAATAGTCTATCAAAATACAATCAATTTTCTTTTTAGTTTTTAGTTCTAATTCTTTTATGTAAGACTTAATATCTAAAACTGTGTTACCACTTGGCAAATATTTTATTTGTAGGTTTCCTGATTTTTTAGCCAACATCTTGACTTTCATTTCTACATTTTCTATTTCGGGAAATACTTTTCGAGTTGGTATGCCTGTAATCATTGCATCCATTCTCATCGCAACAAGTTGTTCACTTAATTCAAAACTTACATAGCAAGTATTCAAACCAGCGGTTGCCCAATTTATAGCAAGATTCTGTAAGAACAAACTTTTACCAGCACCTGATCCGCCTGCAAAAATGTTTAGTTCACCTCGGTTAAATCCACCGAACAGTTTCTTGTCCAAATTGGCCCAACCTGTGCTGATCTGACCATTGGAGTTTTTTAAGTTCTCCAATCTACCTTTTGGATCTTCAAAGTAGTCTGTACCCATATCACGAGTCAATCCAATATTGACTGCGTCTTTGACCTTGTCTTCAACAGGAGCATAGTCGCCTTTTTCAAGCAAGTCTGCTGATTCAAGTATTGCACGTTCAAGTGCCTTGTGTCGGGAAAATGTTTCAAACTCATCCAGTAACCAAGCAAAGTGACTTGGATCTAGATCTTTTGCTGTTTTTAATTTTGTGTCAAACTTTGCGTTAACCTGTTCTACTTCAGGCAACACTTTGTATTCTTCTGAATAGTCTTTAATAAAACTTGCAATAGGTTGTAGTTTCCTATCAAAGGATTTTGGATCGAATATATTTTGTGCCCTAGCATATGATTCAGCATCTGCTAGAAGCATTTCTAAATAAAGTTTTTGTACATCAAAAGTATATTCAGCCATTACTTAAATAATTTTTTAAATTTGTCTATAGACTTTTGCAGAGGCATATAAACTTTTTCCACAAAGATTATGTGTTCTGAAAGTCTCGAATCTAAGTCATCAATCTGCTTAGAAACTTTTTTAACGTTCTTTTTTATCTCCTGTAAGTCTTTTTCTATATCAGCCATAAATTTTCCTATTCAAATCAATTTTTAGTTTGCTTGATTCTGCTGTTTTCAATATTGATTGTATTGTAAACAGTCTTCCATATTTTAGCACAGCGTCAGCCACATCAGCAACCGAATCGTGCCATTTTGGAAAAGCAACGCTCCAACCAAATTCTATTGCTTGATCTATAAGTTTTTGTCCTGGCTGATCTCTGTCTGGTACCACAATCACTTTGCGATTTAATCCTTCTATCAACTCTCGCTGTATGTCATTTATCTCCGAACCTAGTATGCTAACACCAGAAACGGTTATAGCATCAAACGGGCCTTCTGTTACCAAAACAAATTTTCTTGTCCAGTCCTGTACGTCCATATTGAACACATATCCTGGTTGTACATCGGTAAAGTATTTTGCCTTGTCAGTTTGTTCAAAAATTCTACCTGTACATCCAACTATGTCGCCTCTCCAATAAAAAGGAATAATCAATCTTTTGTCAAAGTCAAATTTAAAGTCTGTAGAATACATAAAATCATACCACGATGGTTCAATACCTCTTGATCGTAGATAGTTTAATATTGAATCAATTTTTTTATATTGTGTGTCCGTTAATTGTTTGTTTACATACTTTTCTAACCAAACTTCTAATTTTTCAGTGCCTTTGGGTAGATCCTTTTTCTTAAATGTAACAAATTTTTTTCTTTCGAATTTAGTATCTGACTCTTCATGACGCATTGCTTCTATGGCAAGTTTTCGTATTGTGTCATCTGCTATACCCAACCAACTCATGAGTTGTCTAAGTTTTGCTGACAGTCGTCTTCCTATTACATAACTTGCTTTATATCCACAGTTGAAACAGTGATATGATAGAGTACCATCAGCAGTTGTCATTATACCGCCACGTTTCCTTTTGTCTGCCGATTCGCCATTATGGACACAGCAAGGAGCATTGAAAGAAGTCCAACCAGACGGAGTTTTTTTACGTCCAGAAGGCAACGATGTAAGGATAGTAGATTGGATCAGGTTCATCCTTTTATTTTACTGTCTGTATAGGATTTTGTCAATGGTACCAGTATTATCAGTTGCATTGTCCCAACTGAACTTGACTAATTGGTAAACACCATTGAAGTTGTAGTATTTTACGCCTGTGCTTGGTAAATCTGTAATTGTTTGAACCACAAAGAAATCTGTTTCTGTAGGACTTGTTGCCATTGTGCCTAACACTTTTAGTGTGCCTGAAAAACCATTTGTGTACACAGCAATCGTGTGTAGTGCATCGTTGTTGTTCTGTCCTGGAAATGCCTGTATTGTATCGTTTGATGTAAACTTCAAAGGATATGGATTATTGGTTGTTTTGCCAGTGAATGAGTCCACCGTTTGGCTAGGTACAAATGTTGGAAATCCACCATCTAATACTTCAACTGATCCAGCGGAGTTATATCCTGTGTCTGCATAAGTGACTTGAAAACTTGTAGAAGACCCATCTGTAAGCACTTCTCTAACAGAGTAATTGTAAAACTTGCCATCAAGTTGTAATAAGTCACCGTCTGTAATTGTGACTGAAGCCGTGCCTCTAGTTGAAAACGTTGACCCATCGTCTAAAATCGTTAAATTACGTGTTAAAACTGCTTTTCCGCTTTCGTTGTCAATGACTGCAAATTCAAATGTTTTGCTTGTGACGTCCTGGGCCTTTTGGTCCTCGTTCTTAAACGTGAAAGTGATAGGATTTGAAACTCCTCTGAATATCTTTAATCTTCTGTCGTACACCTTAGAATTTCTCCCGTGATAACCATTTATATAGGCTATTACCAAATTTGTAAGTAAATACCTCGATACTGTTTGCATATAGCATATTTAACAGTATTTATTGAATAGCATGAACGAAGTTTTTGAAACATTAGGGAAGAAATTTCCTTTTTTATCACTGATACGCAAGGGAGACCTTGAGTTTGTTGGAATCATTTCTAACCAAGATAATCAAGTTACCAGTTTCTATGATTATGGAAGAATAATGATGCCGGAAGACAAAATGAAATATCTTAAACTTGGTGAAACTTGGTGGTGGGAGTCCAATAGGAAAATACCAATAAACATATTCCTTAAAGGTGATTGGGCCTACTTCAAAAACACTTTGGTAAGTTTATCAACTAAAGATATTCAAATTGCACATGGTCCTTGTGTAAGACTTTCTGATATTGCAAAGAAGAGAGTAAAAAGACGAACCATTCAATTAGTTAGAAGACCTATTTAATATACGTCAAAAAAAAAGCACGGTGTCCACCATGCCATCTTATATTAATATTCTTTTTTGCCCAAATATTTTGCCATTCGGGAAAACACGTTTGCACCCATTCTTTATCCCATTCAGGATCAACCTTTGCTTTCAAAGGCTTTTTTGTTTTCTTAACATGCTCTAGATGTTTGCATAATTCCACTCCGAATGACCAATCGGTGGGTAGTTCTACTATTGCTGGTTTGATTTTTTTAGTGAGTTTTCGTTTCCTGTTGTACACTAAAAGTATATTTATCATTCTTGATCAGATTCATCTGCACCACAATGGCTTGTGCATATGCCACAGCGTGTGATTTCTTAAAAAAATAACTGCCGTCTTTGGGTTTTATCCAAACTTCCTGCATTATTTCTTTCCAATACTTGTTGACAAGATGCCTTTTTGCTGGCCTTATTATTGCCAACACAGCCGCAAGTTGTTCTATAGTTTTTGGAAGCAGTTTGGACACTATACTGAAGTGTCCATTCAAATGAAAAAGTTCGTCCACTATTTTTTTGTCTTGTAACATAGTCCAGTCTGGTTCCTGTATCATTAATTTTACAAGTTCTTCTTCTGATTTAATATCTTTGTAGATGCTGACATTCAAGCAGTCTATCTTAAAGTATCCTCTGTCTTCCGCTTTTTTGTAATCAATACTTGCGTGACCAGTCACAGGATCAGTTGGTATGTCATGGAAGTAAACGCCTGTTTTGTGTTTTTCAATTGTTTCTTCTTTAATGATAGAAGCAGGTCTGTGTTTGAAAAGTTTCAATGCTTTGTCTCTATCAAAAAAATCTATGTCTACGTCTGGCATTAGTGTAATTTCTTTTTGTTGTGTTGTATAAAATCTTTTCTTGTACCTGGCTTTAACACGTCAAGTACTGCTAACATTTTTTTATATCCTTCAGTCTGCTGTTGCTCTGGAGTCATTTCTGGTAATATAACTTTACCTATTGATCCGTTTTGCTTTATTACTATTACACAGTCTCCAACTTCCATGTCCAAATGATCATCAACAATTAAATCTATTTTACTCAATTCGTGCCTCCTTGGCAGTTTCTTTTACAAACAATTGATCCGCAGGATAATTTTTAAATTTGTTTTTCCAAAATTCAGGATCTATAAATCTCTGAATCATTTGTAACTGTTCATCACTAAATGATTGTAACATTTTTTTACCCGCATCGCAACCTAGTACGAGCCATGGACTGATCTTTCCTGACTGTATGTGTTGCACTGCTCTACTTGTGTTGACCAATCTAAAGTAGTCGGACCATTGTACATTTTGTTGCTGTGCCCAGTCCATCATGGTTGCAATTGATCTTTGTAGTGCCGCCTCTACTGGCTCAGTCTTTAATGTATCTTTAAGATACTGTTCATACAGATCATCTCGACTCCAATGATCAAGTTTTACTCTTGATAGAATTACATAATCAATATACTTGTCTGGATACAACGGACTTGTATGCATCATGTATCTACCAAATTTAACAAATGCATTGTAGTATGAACTACTGCAGAAGTCGTCATAAGTTTTTACTTTTGAATTTTTTTGATGTATTTGATAAAATCTTTGAAATACTATAAATCCATTTTGCACCCATTTTTCATTTTTTTGCAAGTGCCTTCTTTTTGGTTCGCACATATGAACCTGTAGTGTTCTTTCTCTTTGAAAACTTTTGCCACAATAGTCACAAGTAAAATTAGTCATTTAGTACCTTTATAATTTTACCTAAGCCGTTAAAATTTTGCAACCATTTTCTGTTGTGGTCCAGCACAGGTTTCATTTCTTCATACATTTTTTGTAATTCTTCTTTGTTTTTCAAAGTTATTTTTTCAATAATATTTGCTATCAATTTAATTTTAACTTGGTCTTTTTCTAAATCATAGTCCTCGCTCCACCATTTATCAAATGTTTTAAATCCTTGCATCTGCAGATATTTTATAGAACCATTGTCACCATTTATCACAAAAGGATTTCCGTATGCTATGGCTTTGTAAGTTTTTTCTGTTATAAAAATACCGCTGTGTTCTTTTTTAGTTTCGTTTGAAACCCATAAAAAACTTTTATCAAAAATGTGTGTTTCGTCGAAAGTTTTATCAAAGTGTGCATTAATTTTGTTATCAAAATTTATAGGCAACAAAGTTTCAAAATGTTTTTTGTTCTTTGCAAAGTCTTCAAATTGGTTCATGTAAGTGTCGGTGTCTATACCGTCATCTAGCCAATTTGATTTTTTTGATTCTACAATATTTTCATAACGTGTGCAACTTACCATGCCCTTATCTAACAAATTTCTTCTTTGTAATTCATATATCATTGCCAGTCTATGATGTGCAATTCTTTTGCTTTGGCAAAGACAAGCAAATGACTTATCAAATTTTTTATCTTTTGTGTCATAGTCTTTTGTGTGACCTGCTATCTGATGCATGAAGAAATCAAATCCAACAAACCTGCACTTTACACTGTAACCTTTTTCTTGCAGACTTCTTATCTGCACTGCTTCATTGAACACATGCGGAACCAACCAAGTTATGTTTTCTTCTGCAATACCTCGTAGTGTTAAATTTTTTATTACTTTACTGTAAGGGATATCTGCAAAGTCTGGTGTAATATTAAACTTATTTTTTTTCCATGCGTATGTGTTGAACAAGTCCCATTGTTCTGTAACCATAGATATCAACGGCTTAATTTTGGATTGTTGCATCAGCAAATATATGTCGTTGGGAATTTTTTTCCATATGGCATCTATAGTAAAGGGAGTTCTAATAAAAATAGGAAGGTATGTTATTTTGTTAGGATCTAAATTTTTATAGTTTACTCTTGGAATATTTTCCCAAACAACTTGCGAAGCGTCTAGTAAATCAGAGTCGGCATCTACTAAATTTAAATCGACGAAGTTAATTTTTGATTCCATGGTCCTCCAACAACTCTTCTAGTTCTCTGTCCGTAATTATTTTGTCCAGTGTTTCTAAGTCACTTTCTTTGGCACTAGGAAATATTGATTGCAGTTGTTTAAGACTTTTGTTTGGCACACGTTTCATTGGTTTGATCCATGGATGAAATTGTTGTTTCAATCCTCCACACATGGCAGTGAGTATCCAACACAATTTTTTATGCTTACTAGACAACGTAAACAAATGTTTGTTAATGCATTCGTTGATCATTTCAACATAATGTTCTTGATAAAATTTATCACCTGTAACGCTAGAAGCATATCTCATAATCATGTATGGACTGTAAAGTGATTTTTCTTTGTCATCGATCCTATCAAAGTAGTCCTTGTTTCTAAAGTCTATGGCTTTTAATCCATTTCTTAATTCAAAAAATTTTCTATTTGTAGTCTTTGCCTTCATATATCAATCTAAATTTTGTTGCATGTTTGTAATCTTTAAATCCTATTTTAACGTGTTGATGTAAAAATTGTATACTTTTTAATTCTATTTTATATCCTTTAATTGTGTCTAGCAACCTTGGAAAAAAATCCTTTTCCATCCACACTGGTTCTACTTTTTTTCCCATGTCCATCATCATCACGGGTGCTTTTATTTTAACAAATCTACTGTTTATTTTTCTAGAAGCACTGGCCATAATCTAATTGTTCGCACTGTCTTGATATGTCTTTTACAAAATAAGCACACTGCGGATTTTTACCATCAGTTAAAGGCACTGCAAGTAGTTGTCCAGATTTAATTTTTGGAAAGTACCATTTTACTTCTGTGTAAATGTCAACAATATCTATTTGTCCAAACTCTGGCATACCACCTGTGAGCGGATTAAAAAGAAATGCATCAAAGCCTCTGTCATTTAAACTTGTTATAGGCATCACGTGAAGTTCACCTTGTTCTGCTTCACCTATGACCATTTTCCAATCTAGTGGCATACTAATTTTATATTGGCCTATTTGTAGCACTGCCGCAGGCGAATTAAAAGATTCTAAAAATATAAGTGGTATGTAAAAGTAATCTGGATTGGTTGGATCTGCATTATCTAACACAGCAAATCTTAATTTTTCATCTACAAATTCTGGAATTTTTTCCAGTTTATATGTTTCGTTATCAAGTGTAAGAATTTTCATAATTTATTTTTTCTATATTATAAGGGTAATTTGCTTCTTTGTAAAACTTTTTTCTTTGTGTGAGATGTCTTTTTGCAAATTTACAGGAACTAGTTATGTCCCATATTTCTACGTGATCTTTATCCTGTGCTTTTCTTATGCCTCTACCTATTGACTGTATTACTCGTACAAAGGATTTGCCAGGTTCTATGAGAACAAGATTAAAAATCCTAGGAATATTAATGCCAACACTGGCAACTCCATATGTGGCAATAATAATTTTATTTGTTGCTGTAGATACTTCATCGTATTGTTCCTTTCTATCTGGATTCTTGGTTGATCCTGATATAAACACTGATCCAGGTAGTTTCTTTTCAAGCATTTCTCCTGCTGATATTCTATCAACTAGTATAAGAGTGTTGCCTGAACTTGCAATAGTGTTTATCGTTTTTGCAATATAGGTCACACGTTTTTCGTCAGTGGTCAACCATTTCAGTTCTTCTTGATAATTTGTGAACTGTTTTGTTTCTAATGTTTGTAAAACATTTACATTGCAATTGGCCAAAACGCCTTTGTCTTGCAGTGTGCTGGCCGCTATCTTGTTTACTACTTCTCCAATAGAACATTTGATACCCATAAATTCATAATCTTGTTTGGGCACAGTACCAGTCAGTCCCCAACGTATTCCGCAGTGAGCAAAAGGACCAGTCAGCATTCTTTTAAGAACATCTGCTTTGGCCATGTGTACTTCATCGATGATAACTGTGTTGATTCCTTGCATTGCTTCTTTGAATTCAGTTGAATGCTCATTTTTACTTTTCTTCTCAAGAACATTTAATGACTGCCAAGTTGCTATTGTGTTGTATCTTCCAA